TGCAAGCACTGAGGGCAAGGTCGTCCGGTATGTTGCGCTCGATCAGGGATTGCAGGTGTTCCCTAGCTCGCTACTAGCCAATCAGCGAGCGACAGTGGTAACCAGCGCACGACCCGGCAGGTATCGCCTGCTTGCATATACCAGCGTCGCAGATGTGCCGACCGAGCCGGTCATCACGACCGTGATCATCGGCAGCTCGACTCCACCAGTACCACCAATTGACACGCTGGCCGATGCCCTTGGTGGCATCTATGGCGGATCGCAGGAGCGAGATAAGGCTGCGACATTGGCGAAACTATTGACGCTGTATCGGGCAGCACCTGCGACCATACGGTCACCGACGATCACGACCACCGAGCAGCTTTACTCTGCTATGGTCGCTGCCCGCAAGACGGCTGGCATCGCTGACGCTGCCCTATCGCCCGTCAGAGAGCGCATCGCAGTCGAGTGGACCGCAGTCATGGGCGCAGACGATCGAGCCCTGACGCCTGAGCTACGAGACGCAGCAATCACATTATCCGCCCGCATCGTGTCAGCTCTGGAGACGATCCGATGAATAGCCAATATGTGCCGGGATGGGTAGACGACAAGCAGGCAGTCGATGACATCGTTGCAACCTGCGTCGATGCGGACATCAGTAGTACGCCTATCGGCTCGACTCCTATCGAGGATCTGCCCGATCACGTTTATCTCTGGGATCTCGCCCGCAAGGCCACTGGCGCTCTCCTGCCTCCACGCAATCAGGGCAAGGTTGGCTCCTGCGTTGCGTTCGGTACGGCGAGAGCAATTGAGTACACAATGTGTGCTGAGATCGTCGCAGGCGAGTCTGAGCAGTACATACCGCTCGCAACTGAGCCGATCTATGGTGGTGCCCGCGTCGAGGTAGGCGGTGGCAGTATCAAGGGCGATGGCGCGATCGGCGCAAACGCTGCCGCATGGGTGCGTGATTGGGGCGTGCTTGGCCGTGAGGAGTATCTAGGCATCGACCTGAGGGAATACTCAGAGTCTCGATGTCGTGAATACGGCACCAAGGGCGTGCCGCTCGAGCTCGAGCAGATAGCCAAGATCCACCCGGTGCGAGCCGTCACACGAGTGCGCAACTGGCTCGACGCCAAGAAAGCGTTGGCAAACGGCTACGGCATAGCGATGTGCTCGTCGCAGGGCTTTACGATGACCAGAGACGCCAACGGCATCGCCATGGCCGCTGGCACGTGGCAGCACTGCATGTGTCTCTGTGGTTACGCCACGATGACTGGCCGCGAGTATGGGCGCATCGATAACTCATGGGGCGCATCATCTCACACTGGGCCAGTAGGGCCGGGTAGTCCTGGGCCTGAGGGATTCTATGCGAGCAGCAGCACCATCGAGGCGATGCTCAAGTCTGGCGACTGCTGGATATTTAGCAACGTCGAGGGATTCCCGACACGCAAGATCTCATGGATCATATAGGAGGCTGATATGGTCGAGCACATCGAGCGAGTACGACGGCTGGCGCGGGCTCAAGAGGGCTGGTCTCAGCTCTGCTTGACCAGCGTCACCACGGTAATGGCTGAGGCGCTGGTGAAGGCGCATACCTTGCAAGCAATCAAGGTCAAGCCCGGTCAGCCGATACCAGATCCGAAACTGCTACGGGTGTGGGCTGAGGAGGTGTGTGACGCAATCCTCGCCGATCCTGAGTATCCAGACGGTCACGGCTGGCGCATGCTGGCTGAGTACTGCAACGACCTGATCCGCACTCACGTGCTCGAGGCTGCCAATGTTTAACGCATTGTCTCGCTGGCTCGATCGCCTGCTCACATCGCCCGGCGTGACTGATGTCTACGGCGGCACTCCTCGATCTCCGAGATGGTCAGCGACACGCCGTAAGCACCTCGAGCAGCAGCAGAAATGTGAGGCATGCGACCGTGTCACCTCGCTCGAGGTGCACCATGTGATGCCCTATCACCTGCATCCTGAGCTCGAGTTATCGCCCGGCAATCTCATGACGCTGTGCGAGGACTGCCATTTCATTTTTGGTCATTATTCAGACTGGCGCAGCCACAATCCGCTAGTGAGAGTCGATGCCGCGGCATGGCTCGAGAGAGTACGATCACGACCACAGGGGTGAGTTATGCTGCCAAAGATCTCTTGCCTATGCCCAACATATGGCAGGCCTCGCCAGCTCGAGCACGCTATCGAGTCATTTCTCCGGCAGGATTATCAGGGCGAGAAAGAGCTCATAATCCTTAATGACTACGGCGATCAGACGCTGATCTACGATCACCCGCAGGTCAAGATCTACAACGTGGCAGATCAGATCCGCCCGCTAGGCGCTAAGTTCAACGCGACTGCATCCATGGCCACCGGCGACCTATTAGCGATCTGGGAAGACGACGACATCTACCTGCCGTGGCGACTGAGCTACAGCGTCGAGCATCTCGACAGTAATCGCATCTACCACACGGCTAGTGCATGGTTCGAGGAGGACGCGCACAAGCTCACGCCGTCACGCAATCTGTACCATTGCAATCTGATGATGAGTCGTGAGGTGTTTGAGTCAATTGGCAGCTACAGCGAGGTGAGAGATAGCGGATCAATAGACGTTCTGTTATTTGATGAGTTGCGCAAAAAATACGGCACCATCACGCAGGAGATTGAGGACAAGGATAGGTTCTACATTTATCGTTGGGGCACGTCGGGTGGCTACCACGCATCAGGGTGGAGTACCAACATCGTGTCTGAGATGGCCGCCAATCATTTGCGGCAGCACAATACGACACGCGGCATCGTCGAGCTCACGCCACACTGGCCGTACGAGTACACGGAGTATCTGCCATGCGCACGCTAGATCAGGCATTTCTCGATGCGCTCAATCGACCCAGTGACATCTCAGAGCATCTTGAGACAATCCGCTCGCACGCTGCTGGCTACCAGCACGTCACCGAGATGGGCGTGCGCGGTGGCGTCTCCACCTGGGCTTTATTGTCTGCGAGACCAAAACGATTGGTGTGCTACGACATCCTGCCGATCGATATGAGCGAGCATGCCCGCATCGCGGCTGAGGAGCATATCGATTTTGAGTTCAAGCAGCTCGATGTGATCGAGGCAGACATCGAGGAGACCGATTGCCTGCTGATCGACACGTGGCACACGTACAGCCAGCTCTGCGCTGAGCTGCAATTGCACTCGCCACGTATAAGAAATAATGGGCACATTATCTTACACGATACATATACGTTCGGTTATATCGATGAGCCTGCGTATCCTCACGCGTCGAGCGCAGCTCTGCGATGGGGCAAAATGAGCGCTAAGCGTGGTCTACGATTAGCGGTCACGGAGTTTGTCGATCGCATGCCCGACTGGCGCATCGTGCTAGATCACCCGCACAATAACGGGCTCACAATCCTGCGCAGATCAGCCTAGGATCTCACGCAGGAGCCAGAGCGACCAATACAGCGTCCAGCCGAGCGCTGCCGAAAGAAGGCCAGCGCCAAACCAAGCAAACGTCTCGTCATATCGTGTCGGTGGTGATCTCTCATCCATCATCGATACCTCACGCATGCGTACCAGCCGTTGCGACCACGTACCACCGACTGCTCGACGATTGGCCGCTGGCCGTAGTAGCAGCAATTGCGAAGAGCCTGCGCTGCTGAGCTCGAGGAAAACCCAACGCCCTCGTAACGATACGACCCGCCACGATGCGCCATGCGTCCCTGCGCAGCGCTTGTGCTAGCGCTCTGGTGAGCGCTCTGGCCGATCATCAGTCCTGCAATTAACGTCAAAATCACGGATCACCCCTCGCACCCAGTCCTGTACCATCAGTTGATCGCCCACGCGGACGACGCAATTCTGCCTGATGGCATCTCTCATGCGCTTTATTTCGCGCTCGAGTTTTAGTATGCGCTGCTGCGCCTCCAGCAACCAATCAGCCTCGTCACTGGTCATATGTCGCCCTCAGCATCTCGAGGCATTTGATTGCCTTGTCGATATCCTGCACGCCATTTTTAAGCGTATGACGCCACACATACTTGGCCGCATTACCCGCCAAATATGCTCGGTATCCGAGCACACCGAGCCCTGCCAACTGAGCTCTGGCGCAATCGACATCAGAGCCATCACGCGGATCATAATGAGCCGGGTTGATCGGATCCATACCCCATCCTCCTCAGTACACGTTTCATACGTTGTAACGCGTTGCGCCAGTTTCTTGAGACTGCTGCCCGCACCTGCCCTAAGTCCTTGGCAGCACACGCAAACGACTGATCATTAAGCCATGCCTCGACTGCATACCGTTCATGTGGCAGACAAAATAGCAAAGCCTTGCCAACGTCTCTAGCCACGACTATTGAGTCTTCAGCAGATCCGATGATGTCCTCATATGGAGCAGCTAGATCGTAGTCGCCGATCGTGCCCACTCGCATCGTTTTTCTGCGCTCAACCTGCCGCTTGACATGATGCGAGCGCTCACGACGAACAATCTGGTATACCCATGTCGAAAACGCACCACGGGCAGGATCGTAGGAGTCCATGTGTCCGAGTATCCATGCGATCATCGATTGTGTCCAGTCCTCAGGATCTAGGTCTACAGGCTGGAATCGTCGCGCGGCTGCGTACACAAGCCGTAACTGATCGTCAGTCATAACACTCTCTACAGTATGGTCGGAGATGCCCAGTGCCATCGTCCTCGCTGCCACCATACTCCTCGACCTTGGAGTGCGCCCACAAGGGCAAGCTTTTTTTATTGCGAGTCATTGCCCGGCGACAATTGCAACAATCCATGATGATCGCATCCTCAGGCAATTGCAGCACACGACCTGATGCGTCCATGGTGGAAACCACGACTCCGCTATCCTGCATGCGATCACGCACCTCGAGGTATTGCTGCCGAGCCAGCAGCAATGCCTTAGCCTCAGTCGCATCGATGCGCTCGATGCCACGGCGACCCTCCTGCGGCACAGTACTCGATGGTCGTGTCGCTCTGACGGATACGCGGATCTGATCATCAGGATGTGTCGCCATCGCTAATACCCCATCAGATCAGCGAGATCAGAGCTCAGAGCGTGACGGACCGCAGCTCGATGCTCTCGTAGCGCACGGCGCACATCCTCAGCTATTGGTCCGAAATACTGCGGGTACACGCGCAGCACCTCCAGCGCCGCCTCCACCTCATACGGATCACAACTCACGTAGTGCATGATGCCTCCTCCTCAGTATCCTCACCACCGATCGCCCAGGTACTTGACAAATGCTCAGGCCAGAACAGAATCCGTTCTTCTGCCTTAGCTGAGCGGTTGAGCTGGCTACTCAACTCGCGAGCAACCTCCTCCGTGAGATTGCTGATCATCGCCCATTGCGTGCCACGATGCTCGACCATGACCTGCCATAATGGGCGCATAGAACAAATCCTGCAAACAAAAACGGTGACCATGGATGACAGTTCAGCGGCAGCATGCCCGCGGATTGCCTCGCTACAACGAGTAGCAAGGCCCATGGTCACCGTTGGCTCATGTAGTCTCAATCCGAGTAAACATCTTCCCGCTCCATCTCAGCGTCGCCGTTGGTCTCACGCCAACATGCGCGACAAAGACCATCCGCGATCATGACTCGCTGAGCGCCACACTGGGCGCAGGAGTCCTTGTAGTCAATACATGGGTCTGTCATTACCATTCCCCCTTAGCACCGTCACCGTTATACAGCCGATCATGAGCAGATCCAGAATTATGGCCGTCATGTATTTGCTGCGTGGATATAGGCAAACTAGTTTGGCATTTCTTGCACTCGCCCCAAAACTCAATGTCTTCCGCAGTCATTGCTGCTCCACATTCACATAATCTTTTTTTGCGCTTGTTGACCATAGTTCAATGCCCATGCAGCTCAACATGATGAAAGCGACACAAAATCATTAGATCCTCGGGCAGCTCGTTGCCAAAACGCACATAGGTTAAATGATGCGCGTCAAGATTCAGGCAAGAGCAACAACGATTGCCATGACGATCTACATGCTCACACATCCATTTCGCCCTGCTCATGGCTACTGATTTTGCTACTGTGCATGCTAATGACGTAAACCCCAGGTTTTTCATTTTCAATCTTTCTCCTGCTCCTATTTGTTTTTATCTTTTTTAGATCGCAAAGAATTCTACTAGACAATATTGATGGTCTACCAAACTCTGATTTTTTTATTAGTTGTTTTGGAACGTTGCATTTTACTAAATGAGTAGCAATTGAGTAGCTAATATACCCATGTTTAATCAAGTACTCATTTATTATTTTTTTTAGAAAATGGTACATTTTACATATTCTCCAAATGGTTTTTATATACTTGAATCATGTTAAGACCATTATTTAACTCTTTAAGTATTGTGCTTTTTTCTTGGCCAAAAAATGGAACTCTATACGCAATATGTTTAAAGAAAATAGCCATTGCTTTTCTTAGTTCTAATTGTTTGGCCTGATGCGCACTTTCAGCAACTGCCATTTTTTTATTGTCCTGATCAAGACCAGCTGTTTCTTGCAGACGCGCTGTAATCGTACTAGGAGCATTGTTTTGATTATTCTTTAAGACTTCCAAAACTTTTGTGTGGGCTATTCCATGTTCTTTAACTGCATTAATTGTTTGAGCTATTTTTAGCCGACTAGCAGGCTCGCATCTTTGCATAATACTTTGCGCTAGTTGCATTTCGTTTAAATGTATGCCATCTACTAATTTTTCAGCTGCAGGTTCAGATGTTACGTCAAGCAACCCAAGTTTTAATTCATGCTTTGCCAAAAGATTTTTGACTGCTCTTATAGTTCCACCAGCAAAAATTTTGTGGTCTGCAAGCATCTCTTCTATTACTTTTTCTCTATTTTCGCCTGAAGAAATTAAACTAAACATTTGTCCGGCGCAAAGTTCAACTGCAACAGTCCTATTAGCTTTTTCTTGATTGTCTTTTCCTGCCCTTTCACCATTCATTTCATTTATCAAATTTGATAAACGCAATCCATTTATCCAAACTTTTGCCTCATCAACTCTATCTATTACATACGCAACAAACGAAATGCTACCA